TTAGTAATTACTTCTCCAGATGTTAATCGAGCCTGGGATTTGGGGTTAATTCGTTTCATAGGGATGAACTGACTTCGAGGCGCTCGTTGGTTGGAGGTCAAGTTCTGTACAGATGCTCCAGAAGTCGCTGTCCCGATAGGCGCAGAAAACATTTTGTTGGATGGTCTCTCATTTGTTGGTCGTGAGGGGGCTAGATTGTCACTCGGGGGTATTACCTCAGGTCCAACCCCTGGTGCAGTAGCGTCAGATTCATGATGTCCAAACAAAATAGGTTCTTCATGTTGTTCATCTTTCTCTTCAATAGCAAGCAACGTAGGTAGCGTGTCAGGTGGAGTGTCCATCAATGAATAATCATACCACCTCCTCGAAAAGTCCTGCCGATGAAACCCACTATCGTGTGGAAGATAGTTACCAAATGTTGGTGATGCAAAGGTCAAGTCTTCGCCTCCAGAGTACCAATTTAGAACAGATATAGAACTTGATGTTGTTGAAGCTGCGACCAGTTTATTGAGCACAAAAACCACTATGGCTCCGTTCTGAAAATTTCGATAGGCTGCCTGTCGTTCTCCAAGCTCGGGTACTAAAGTGTTTGTTAATGTATAATTTTGATCATCCAATACAACCGAAAGGAAAGGTGAATCAGATACGTAGGGTACTTCAAAAGAAATGTCAGATGAGTCAGTTATGTCCCAAACAACTGAGTAAAAATTTCCGGCCTCCTCAATGTCGTACGTCCCGTTTGAGTCATAATCTGGAATATAGACAAGCATTAATCTACCTGCGTGGAATGGTGTAGAAACAGCCTCCAGACGCACGGCGATGGATCCAGCCCACATATGGAACATTGAGGCGACATAGGACATGGGTGTCGGGGCGAAAAGTCCATCAGTTAGTACTGACGTGCCAGGTATAAACTCAGAAACTCCAGGGTGGATCGGAAGCACTGTTACTATTTTACCAATATCATCGGTATCACTCCATAACCATTGTGAAACTACTGCCGGTTTTGAGACCACGTAGCTGATTTCCATCTCATCGAGGGGACAAGGAAAGAAACGTCCAGATTGATCTACTGTATTATCCACGGAGGAAGCCAGTTTAACAGTGGGTAAAGCACCATCTGAATTAGCCCAAGCCGCACGGTTATGACTGACAAATTTTGTTGGGCAAGATGTATCAGGAGGTTTGGAAAAGCCAAAGAAGGCAGCAACATTAGATGCTACAGAAAAGAAAGAGGCAGTAGGTTTGGCGACACCAGCGAGAAGGGGAAAATTTCCAAGAGCAGTTGCAATGTGTGAGATAGTGTTCAAAGCGCTCGAGAATCGATGGTTCTGTGCTTCAGATTTTTCGGATTGAAATTCTCCCTTAAGGTATTCTGTTTTGCCATGCATAGGTGTCTTAGCCACCAAAGGAGGAAGTTTCATTTTATCATTAGTAGGTACAGATACAGCAGCATCCTCAAACCATGCATTGATATTACACGATATATTAGTTGTTGAGGTACCTGACACAAGTGGTGAAAGTACGAAAATAGTCACTCTTCCGTGAACCAAATTACCCAGTGGCAAGTCCCAACTAGTGTTAACAGATGAAAACGGAATCCTCAATTCCATAGGTGTTGGTTTTGCGGGATCAAAAATAACCCCTGGCAAGGAAGTGAAAGCAGGAGGGTAATTATGTGATGCTCGTCCCCCTCTAGGTCCGGCATAAGGTTCATAGGCAACATAAAGTCTACCTGCCTGAAATTGTATTGGAGAAGCCTGCAATCGCACAACCATTGTAGCAGTCATAAACTGATTAAACTGAGCTTTAGAAATTTTGATAGCAGATTTTTGGAGAATAACAAGAGGTAGGTCAAGTTCCATAAGTTTTGCACCAATAGGGAAAGAGGTAGACCAATCGAAGGCATCGATAAAGGTAGGACGAGTAAGCACTCTGACAATAGACGCTTGTTCTTGGTAGTCATCAGAAGTACCTGATTTGGTAGCTTCCATAGGTTCGGCGAGAATAGTGGAGACGAGGGTATCCTCAGCATCAATGTAGGAAGTGATTCCTTGGGCACGTTCTACTGAAGAATCAGGTTCTCCTGTGTCGGGTCGGTTTTCCTGTGTACCTGAAAGGGCCACAGAGGTCAAAGATGTTATTTTGTTAAAATTGTCGAAATTGAAGGTTGTCATACACTCTCCTAATACAACCATATGTAGAGAGGGGAAATAATTTTGTTGTCTTCATTAACAGCAGCACTACAC